GGAAGAGTATCGGCTGGTGGTGCTTTTGTTGTTGGTGAACGTGGACCCGAAATACTACAGATGGGTTCTAAAGGTGGCAATATAATACCTAATAGTCAAATCGGTGGTGGAGGAGATTCTGTTGTTAACAATATTTCAGTAAGCGTAGACGCGTCAGGGTCTACAGTTAGTGGTTCATCTGCTGGTGGTAATGAGTTAGGCCAGCAAATTGCAGTTGCGATACAATCAGAACTAATCAAACAAAAACGTGCAGGAGGTTTATTAGCATAATGGCAACTTTTCCAAGTATTACTCCACAATATTCAACAACAGAAACTGTCACACAGGATAGTTTAAGGATTAAGTTAGGTGATGGCTATGAACAAAGATTAGTTCAAGGGCTACCAGCTAATAAAAGATTAATTACTTTGAATTTGACTTTTAATGTTTCAACCACAGACGCTGACACAATAGATACTTTTTTAGATGCAAGATTTGACGATCAAGCAAACTTTGACTTTACACCGCCACATCATTCGTCAGCATTGAAATTTGTATGCACAAGACGAAGTAGAACAGCAATATTAAATAATAGAGTTACTATGAATTTAACTTTTGAAGAGGTAGCAGAACCCTAATGGCTATACCTGTATCTGAATTACAAAAGCTGAATCCAAGTTCAAGAATAGAATTGTTTGTATTGGAACTTGTAGAGGGCTTGCACTATGCGTCAGGAAACCCATCAAGTGTTCCTACAACATTCAGATTTCATGCTGGCTCAAGTATGAACTCAAACGCAGAAATAGTTTGGCAAGGCAATTCTTATCAAAGAGTTCCTATTACGTTTGAAGGTGCTGAATTTTCTGGTAGAGGACAAATCCCAAGACCAACTTTAACAATTGCTAATTTAGGAGGTATTACAAGAAGTGGGTCAGTAATTACAATGACTGATTTATTAATAATTGTAAATTTAACAACACCACATAATGACTTAGCAGATGCAAAACTTACACGCATCACAACTCTTGCAAGTGAACTTGATGCCGTTAATTTTCCTAGTAGCAGCAACCCTTTTGGTACACCATCATCAAATGAACTTCCTCAAGAAATATTTTTTATTGATAGAAAAACATCTGAAACCAGACAAATCGTTCAATTTGAGCTTGTGGGGGCTTTAGATCAAGCAAATAAAAAATTACCATCAAGACAAGTCACTAGAAATGAGTTTGCTGGGGTAGGAACTTTTATAAATGGATAATGAATTATCTTGGAAACTAGATGCAATAAATCATGCTATAGAATGTAATCCAGAGGAATCATGTGGAATTATCGGCATAAAAAATAATCAAGAAAAATATTATCCCTGCAAAAATATTTCAAATGAATTTAAAGCTGAATCTTTTGTAATAGATCCTTTAGATTGGGCAGAGGTAGAGGATTCTGTAGATGAAATTACTGGAATTGTTCACAGTCACCCCCAAGATGTTCTTGAGTTTTCTGAGTCAGATAAGTGTAGCTGTAAAGCAATTGATTTAACTTTTTATCTCGTTTCGCCAAAATCAGATAAAATAGCAGTAATACAACCCGAAGAAATAGATGCTTAAAAAAATTAAAGTTTACGGAACACTTAGAAAATTTCTAGGTCAGGCAGAGTTTGAAGTTGATCTGAATACACCAAGAGAAGCAATAAGCTTTTTGGTTTGTAATTTTAAAGGGATTGAAAAGCACATGGCAGATCAGTTTTACACTATACAAGTAGGAGCAAGAGTTATTACAGAAGATTTATTAAGTTTTAGATCACAAGATGATATAAAAATTATTCCTGTAGTTCATGGTAATTTTATAGGGCTATTATTAGGTGCTGGTGCATTATTTGGCGCATCTGCAATAAGTACGGCTGGTACTTTGTTAGGTAGTAAATTACTTGCATCAGTAGCTGTAAGTGCCTTAACAAGTATTGGAACAAGTATGGTTATTGATGGTGTTACAAGTATGTTGACACCTCAGCAAAATACTTCTTCAGCAGTATCTGGACAAAACAGTTTAGATCCTTCAGCTTTGGCTTCAAATTACTCATTCACAGGGCTGACAAATATAAGCAATGCGGGTATTCCAGTAAACTTAGTATATGGAGAAATTTTGGTTGGCTCTATTGTAGTTTCAAATGGAGTTGATACAGTTCAAGTAGAGGGTAACAACTAATGCTTGCATCTGCTGGTGGCCTTCAACAAATAGTTAAAGCTTTAATAAATCCAGATTTACCTTCAAATGCTCTTTCTAGTAAACAATTTAATACTATTGTTGAGTTATTAGGGGAGGGTGAGATAGAAGGATCGGCAACAGCATCTAAAGCAAGTATTACAGATAAGACATCAACTGCATATTTAAACGCATTTAAAAAAGATATATTTTTAGATGGAACACAAGTTTTACAGGAAGCTGCAAGCAACACAGCACCAGAGGATAGTGATTTTAATTTCAAAGATGTAGGTTTTGATTTCAGACTTGGTACTGCTAGTCAAACATTCATTGATGGAATATCAAATATTGAAACTGAATTTGTAATAGGTACAACTGTCACGACTTCAACCCCTGTAACTCATACTGTGAGTTCTAGTAATATTGATGCTGTTCGTGTTACTCTAAGATTTCCTTCAATGCAGAAATTTGAAGATGATGGCGATATAAATGGTGTAGAAGTAAATTTACTAATAAAAACCATTGAAAATGATGGAACAACTACCACTGTAATAGACGATATTGTTAAAGGTAGATCAACAAACGCATATTTTAGAGATTATATTGTCAAGCTGAAGTCAACAACATCTTTTCCTGTAGCAATCAGAGTTGAAAGAGTTACAGCAGATAGTTCGGATGCAACTTTAGTAAATGCTTTTCAATTTCAACAGGCCACTAATATTATTTTTGAACAGAACGCATATGCAAACACTGCTCATGTAGCACTAAGGTTCAATGCTGAACAGTTTCCAAGAGTTCCCAAAAGGGTGTTCCGTATCAGAGGGCGCAAAATTAAGATACCTCATAATGCCACTGTTGACTTGCAAACAGGTGCAATAACATATGCAGGAACATTTAACGGAACTTTTAAAACAGATAAAGAATGGACTACTGACCCTGCATGGATTTTGTACGATTTGCTCACAGATACAAGGGCGGGGTGTGGCATTGCTGAATCTAATCTAGATAAATTTACTTTCAAAACAGTAAGTGAATACTGTGGTACATCAGTTGATGCTGGTAATGGTGATGGATCTACAGAGCCAAGATTTAGCTGCAACGTAAATATCACACAGCAACAGGAAGCATATGGTCTGATCAATGCACTGTGTTCTGTGATGCGTGTTATGCCATTTTATTCGGCTGGTGGTATAGCAATATCTCAAGATGCACCAAAAGATCCAAGTTATCTCTTTACAAATGCAAATGTAGTTGAGGGGGAGTTTATATATACTGGATCGAGTTTAAAAACAAGACATACAGTAATTAATGTGAGTTATTTTGATATGACAACGCAAGAAATTGATGTTGAAACTGTTGAGGCTGATTCTACAACACAAACAAAATATGGTGTTGTTGTTAAAAACATCAAAGCATTTGCTACAACTAGCCGTAATCAGGCAAGAAGATTAGGAAGATGGTTTTTATATAATGAACAAAATTCTGGTGAAACCTGTTCTTTTTCAACAACAGCCGCTGCTGGTGTTTTAGTTCGCTGTGGTGACATTATTGAAATATCAGACAGATTGAAAGGTGGTGTAAGGCGTGGAGGACTTCTTAGCAGCGTAACCAGTACAACAGTAGTTGTTTTAGATGACTCTAGTAACACAGATATTCCAAGTTTAGGAGATAGCCCAACAATCTCAATTATTCTACCTGACGGCTCACTTGAAGAAAAAACAATAAGTGCCATATCAGGGACAACCATAACTGTATCTTCCGCTTTTAGTACAGCACCAAATCAACACGCGCCATATATTCTTGAAACAAGTAATTTATCAGCAACTACATGGAGGGTTATAAGTGTTAAAGAAAATGAAGATAAGACTTTTTCAATTACAGCTTTGTCACACGATTCTGGTAAATATGCTTTTGTCGAAGATGGCACTGCATTACCAACAAGAACTGTTAATACTCTTACAAGAGTTTTGAATCCACCAGAGGGACTTAGAGTAGATGAAAAAATTGTAACTATCAATAATAAAGCAATATCTAAACTAATTCTTGATTGGCAAACACAGTCAGGTGCTAGTAAATATGAAGTTCAATATAGATTTGCAAATGGTGATTTTAAAAAAATTGAAACGCTTTCAAGTGATGCCGAGATATTAAATTCAGATGCTGGTGAGTATGAAATTAGGGTCTTTAGTTTCAATGGTTTAAATCAACCATCAAGACAACCAGCAACATTGACCTTTAATGCTGTTGGTAAGACAGCACCACCCTCAGACATAACAAATCTTACTTACGAACCAATATCTGATAAAGAGATTAGACTTAGATGGGACGCTGTGCCAGACCAAGATGTTAGAGCAGGTGGCCGTATTCATGTGCGCCATTCTCCCAAAACAGATGGAAGTGGTACTTTCCAAGATGCAACAGACCTTGTCTTTGCCTTAAGTGGAGCATCAACAGAAAAAAATGTACCACTTTTGGAAGGTGAGTATATTCTTAAAACGCAAGATGATGGCGATAGGTTTAGTACAGGAGAAACATCACTTGTAATAGATTTACCTGAATCACAACCAAAATTATTAGTACAGGCAAGAAGAGAGGATCAGGACAGTCCAGCTTTTCAAGGCTCAAAAACAAATATAGGATTTGATTCTAGTGCAGGGTCAATAAGTTTGGCTGGTGTAGGAAATTTTGATGATATTACAGATTTTGACGCAGAAAATTCTATTGATGATATTGGAGGAGTTTCAGCAACTGGTACATATTTATTTAACGAAACTTTGGATTTAGGTGGTGTATTTAGTCTTGACCTCAGAAAATTAATCCAAACTGATTCTGTTTATTCCAATGATTTGATTGACTCAGTAACAGATATTGATGCAAGGCAAGATTTTGACGGCACAGCTTCAGTTGATACTAACGCAGAGGTTTTTGTTCAAACTTCTCAAGATGCCACTAGCTACTCAGGTTTTCAAAAATTTGCTAATGGAACATTCAAAGGTAGAGCATTTAAATTTAAATGTGTGTTAACAACAAATGATACAAACCAAGATATAAGAGTAAGTCAATTAGGATATTTTGCAGAGTTTCAAAGAAGAACAGAACAAAGCACAACTACCATTGCATCAGGTGCAGGGGCAAAATCTATAACCTTTGACCACCAATTTTTTACAGGCACTAGTGCATTATTAGGTGCAAATTCAAACCCACCAGCGATAGGAATTACAGCATTTAATATGGCATCTGGTGATTTTTTTGAGCTAACAAGTATAACTGGTAGTGGATTTACTGTTCATTTCAAAAACAGTTTAGGAAGTTCTGTAGACAGAAACTTTAACTTTACTGCTATTGGTTTTGGTAAAGGTTAATATTTAGGATATACTGAGAAAAAAAGTTGGTTTGCTATGTCAAGAGTCGATAATACTGGTGGATCTGGTTTTACAACTGATAACGGAACAGGTCTTGTTGTAAGAACAAAGTTAAATCAAATAATTGCTGCACTTAGTACATTAAATCAAGGCTCTGGCGACCCCTCAATCGGTGTTGCAGCTTATGTGCCTCACATTGATGGTGATACTTTAAAAATTAGAAATTCTGCGAATAATGCTTTTGTAACTTTGGGTGATGTATCTGCAACAAACTTTGGTCATGCGGGATTATCGGCAGCTAATACTTTTACCTCAACAAATATATTTCAGGAAGATGTAACTTTTGATGGAGCTACTGCTGGGCGTGATGTTGTTTTTGACAGATCAGAAAATGCTCTTGAATTTGCTGATAATGCAAGTGCAGTTTTTGGGGCTGGTTCAGATTTAACTATTACGCATGATGCAACAGACAGCACTATTACAAGTGCAACAAACGATTTAAAAATTACCAGTAATGGTGACGATTTAATACTTGAAGCTGAAGATGACGTAATTATTAGAGACAATGGTGGTTCTAATATTTTGGCGCAGTTTATTAATGGTGGAGCAAATGAGCTATACCATAATGCAACAAAGAAATTTGAAACAGCTAGTGGAGGAGTAAGTCTTACAGGAGGAGCAGCAGCTAACGTCACAGCCCTTTCTGATGGAGCAACAATAACAATAGACATGGCAACAGCCTGTCATCATTCTGTTACGCTAGGAGGTAACAGAACCTTTGCAGCACCAAGTAACCAAGTCGTAGGTCAGGCAGGGTCAATATTCATAACGCAAGATGGTACAGGGTCTAGGACAGCTTCATTCAATAGTGCTTTTAAATTTGTAGGAGGTACAGCACCAACATTGACAACAACTGCTTCTGCGGTAGATCGTATAGATTATGTGATTTTATCTAGTAACGTCATTCATTGTGCAGTTTCTTTAGACGTTAAGTAATGCCATTTTTTGATGCAATAAGAATCGGTGCTTCAGGTGCGGCTGCTGACACCGCATATACAGTTGATCGCAGTTTAAGATTTAATTCTGCTGACACTCATTATTTAACTAGAACCCCATCAAGTACAGGAAATCAAAAAGTTTGGACATGGAGTGCATGGGTAAAAAGAACAATTTTAGGAACTCAAGGTTATCTTTTTGTTAGTAACGAAGCTAATAGTTCTGGGGATGGAATTGCTGGATTATATTTTCAAAATGATCAACTTTACACATATTATGATACTTCTTCATCAAGCACTTATGGTGCAGTAAATAGTCGCAAATACAGAGATGCTAGTGCTTGGTATCATATAGTTTGGCAAGTAGATGCAGCTAATACAACTCATAGAATATGGATTAATGGTGTAGAAGAAACAAGTCTATCTAATAACCCTATTAACTACAACTATACAATGAATCAATCTGGTCATGCAAATGTTATCGGGACTAGCCCGTGGAATACATCATCTGCACCAGCAAATATGTACCTTGCGGAAGTGCATTTTTCGGATGGTAATAAATATGAAGCAAGTGATTTTGGAGAAACAGATGCAACAACAGGGCAATGGGTTCCTAAATCAGTAAGTATTACTTATGGAACAAATGGATTTTATTTGAATTTTTCTGATAATTCTGGCACATCAAGTACCACCCTCGGCAAAGATTCTTCTGGTAACGGCAACAATTTTACGCCAAATAATTTTTCTGTTAGTGCTGGTGCTGGTAATGATTCTTTAGAAGATAGTC